TGATCTCCTCGAGCTTATCGTTCTGGTAGTGCACGTCGTCAATCTGGTCACGCTGGGGTGGGATCAGTAGCCACTTGTACATATCCACCACGTAGATGTCGACCAGAGCATCCTCCTTCTGGAGGCGCTTGGCGTGGTTGGCTGCATCATCGCGGCTCGCGAAGCACCCGCGGATCTTCATACCCAGCTGCTCATTCTTCTGGGGCATATCTGGCCCAACAAAAGACACACAAGCGAACAGTTGGCCTGGAACAGTCAGGTAGTCTTGCTCGAGAGAACCCATTTAAGGATATTGCTCTCTTATCTTTTAAGTAACAAAATGGAACAACTCCGAAAAACGCATAATTTGGCAAAGAGGGAACTCATTAATAAGTGGGTCCCCAAGGGCTCCCAGGTCCTGGACTGCGGCTGCGGCCGTGGCGGGGACCTTGCCAAGTGGCGAGGAATGAATGTTAATCTTTTCATGATTGATCCTGATGAAGAAAGCCTTCAAGAGGCCCAGAACCGTGCCCATGAAATGAATTTCGGAGTGTGGTTCCTACCCAAGGGTGACATTCGCGATGCCGTTCACCAGAGTGGTCCTTGGGACGTCGTCTGTTACAATTTTTCACTCCAATACATTTTTGAAAATGAACACGTATTTGATTTCTCAATTAAGGCTATTGAAAAGTCCCTAGAAGTTGGAGGTCGCCTCATGGGTACAGTACCGGATGAAACTCGGATACGTGCAATGCTCGGAAACTCTTCTAAATTTGTAGACAAATTAGGAAACTCAATTGAACTGAGAGATGGGAAGCTATGGGTTCGTCTCACAGACGGACCCTTCTACGCCGCAGGGGCAAGACCCGAGCCACTTGTGGACGTACAGAAACTGATCAAGGCTCTAGATGCAGAGGGATTTCATATGTCAATGTGGCTGCCCATGCTCGACAAACCAAACGGTCTTATTTCTGATATGTATTCAAAATTTGTCTTTACTAAGATTAGATGAAGACCGTAGTCACCCTCGCGGTTCTTCTGTTTTTGCTCGTCCTGGTCATCAGGTCACTCAAGGAACCCGAGATGCTGACAGACATTAAGAGGCGCAGTGAAGTAATCAGGACTGGTCTACCCGCTGATGAACGCTGGAAACGAATTAAGAATTCAAATTCAATATTTACAGGCACAACCCATGAGGTGGATGGGGCTGGATCAAATGTGAATAAAGGGTATGAAATTTACATCTGTCTGGATGGAGACGATGTAAACTCCGCAATGTATGTAGTCATTCATGAGCTTGCGCACATGTCGGTCGAAGAGTATGACCACTCGAGTAAATTTTGGGAAAATTTTAGAGATTTAAAGGCTATTTGTCAGACCCTTGGAGTTTATAGTTCTGCTGACCAGAAACCATACTGTGGACAGACTGTCCACACTTAACGGTCCACCAGGAACTGACGGGCAAAGTAGAACACGATGGCAGCCACAAGTGCGGACACGATCATACCAGTCAGGGACAGGTCACCACCGTCAGCTGTGAACTTGGGCACCATTGAGCTCAGTTTCCCCTGGACCGGCTTGGAAAAGGCGACGACAGCCGCAACACCCGCGAGAACTGCATAGTACTGCTCATCTGTAAGACCAAAAGGGTTCTTGGACGCCCCCTTGCTCTCGGACTTGCGGGCCGTCTTGCGGTTGCCTGAAACGGGCATGGACGGACCCATCATCTCGTCCTGCATCATCTGACCTGGTCCTGGCATAACTTCCTCAATCGCAGTTGAAAATTCTGCCATTTGAGATGAGCCTAGGTTTTTTTTAAGCTCTTCGGGCGGAGGGTTGGGAAGGAGACCCGTTGGGGGTCCGCTCCTTTTTTCAGTTTCACTTGTTTCTGGAATTTCATTTATAAAATCGAGCCCACCAGATGGATCATAACTCTGCATTTAAAATGGACCAGTTTTTTTGATCCCCGTCTGGCACGCACTTATTTAGTCTTTTTGACCTGAATAAACTGCGACCCTCGGCCGCGCGCCGGCTGGTTCTGTGCAGGTTGAGCAAGGTGCCGAGGATTGTAATATCGTTGGTGATACTGCCATAGGGCTGGCCCGCCGACATGGAAATTTTTGCGAATTGGAGACTTGTACCAGAACACACAGTCAGTAATCTTATTACTCTTTGATGTATTATCAAGTACCATACATTCGTAATTCTCAGTGCAACTGTCCATAACCTGACTAAACATATCGAACGTCGGGAAAACTCCGAAAAATGCCTTGTACAGGTTCTCACGGTTCTGACGAACGTTATCTCGCAGCGCGAATACGTAATCAACATTCGTCCGGATCATAGGCGTCATGTCCATGACATACTGGGCCGTCATCATGAAGAATATCTTCCAGTGACGTCCGTTCATAAAAAGCTGCCTGACGCATGTGTCACGCATAAAGGCTCTGTCATACATGCAGTCGTCCATAAGGAGAAAGACGGGGGTGGCTCTCCCGGCAGCAACGAGCTTCTTCTGACGTTCTATAAGTTTTTCAATAGCGTCTTTATTGTACTCACCGTAGACGAAAATGTCAGGAATAAATTGTTTATAGTAACCGTTACCCTCCTCAGTACCAGACATGGCGATCCCCGCTGGGAGATGGCGCTTGTGCCAGAGGATATCAGTCACCAGGGTAGATTTTCCTGTACCACGCTTACCAATAAAAATGCACACCTTGTCATCAGCCATGGTGGATGGATCAAATTTTTTCAGTTGAAGAGCCATACCTACTAGTCATTCGTCTTTTTTGAATGAAATTGAGGCGCATTAAAGTGTTGACTAATTTCAGAATGTCAGCTGGTTACATCCAGCTGGCTGCAATTGGTCAGCAGGATGCGTACATCACAGGGAGCCCAAGTAAGACTTACTTTTCAGGAGTTTATTATCGTCACACACCATTCGTCCTCGAGGCTTACGACATCCCCTTTCTGGGTGACAAACTTCTGTTCGGGTCTGAACACATATGTAAAATCCCGTTCAAAGGTGATATTATAAGAGGCCTGACACTTAAAACAAAATTACCAGGACTTCCATACTCTGCTCCAAATTCATGGAGTTATCCAACCCCAGCAAGCGACGCCTTCCAGCCTTACTTTATAGTTGATGGGGTTACAACTGTATATACATCTCTCGGTGTTTCTTTTTACACCGCTTCTCAAAATACAAAAGGAAATTGGATCGTAGGTCCAATTTCCGATTATATTGATTATGACGCGTCGACTTACAAATTCTTTTTCAAAGGCTGTACGACCGTAGAAGTCCCTGTGTTTATCGACCCAACACAACCCTCGGGTGTGTTTTGGGGGCTCGATCCTAAAACAGCCACTTCAATTGATCCTTCAAATGGTAATTTAATTTATGATCTTACAGTTCATGGATACTTGGCGGACTTTACGACGGAACAATCCGGATGGGTCCGAGGTGAGGCGAGCGCAGTCGACAATATCCGTGGAGGGTACTATCTGGCTCTGAACACTTCCCAGCCCCCGTGGACCTCTCCCGCTATATACACAGGAGCATCTACATATTTCATGAACGTCGCGTCTCAAAATTTCACGTCATTCGGCCTTTCACCCTACGCCGTCAAAACATCAAGGGGTTCTATTCGTTTTGATAGCCCCGGTAATTATCTCATAAGAGGTTCTATTAATTCAGATAGTCCTGTTTATTCCATATCATACGGCACCACTGATACAGACGGGCGGCCGGCATCAGCATCTGTATTGTATTCTTATACACATACGTGGCGTGTTTCATCCGGCCCTACAATGCCGTTTATGCTTCCGATTACTATAAACGTAGCTGGAACCTATGCGTACCTTGATATAGACGGTACATTCGCTGAAAGCAGTACAATTTTACCACCAACATACGTTTCAGTCGGACCTCTTGATATCTTTTATAACCTCGTCAATAATTACACTTCAGCGACATCAACCTTCACTTTGCCGCTTACCCTGTTCAACGAGAATTCATACGTTTATTCTAATATCCTTTCGCTTGCGACCAATAACACATTCACATTCTTTAATGAGGGAACATATACCGCGTCGTGTTTTTTGACGGTGGACAATGATGTGTACGTTCGCCAGATTGCAATCAAGACTGGTAGCACGTATATATACACGTACACAACAGATCAGGGTCGCAACCCCACCTACGATTTCGTTTTACCAATTAACGTCACTGATACCACCACGATTTATTCTATAGAAATAACTGCGAGTTCCTCAAGTGCGACATTGCTCGGGTCGAACGCTTCTCATATATCATTTGTGCAATGCAGTTCCCCCCAAACTGCAGGGTCGGTCGCGGCATTCCCTGAAAACGGGCTATTCTTCACCCCCAAGTCCGGTACAGCACTCCCGACGCCATCTGGTGCCAATACATACACACTCAATCTTGGGTCTGATTTCAACTCGACCGGAGTGTCAACTTCAATAAATCAGGTTGGAACTGGAATGACCTTCTCTAACGTCGGTGTCTACATGATGACGGCCGTCGTGTGCACGGATGAAGCCCTCACGTCAATTTCATTTGGAAATCAGAATTACCCGATAGGTTTGGGTCTCTTGCCGCCTTACACATTTTCCGTCCCCTTGTATGTCACTGATAAAACCACTCAGTGGAACGTGTCAATCACGTCGTCAGGGTCATCGACCGGTATTTACTCCAACACGTACATGTCAGTAGTGCCGTACGCAAGCAACATTCAAGAGACGGCTTTCAACTATTACGATTCCGTCGGAACTTATATGATCCAGAAAGCTGAGCTTCGCATAGGAAATCAGCTCATCCAGTCCCTGACTGGTGAGATGATCGAGCTATGGAACGACCTCAATATTCCCTATGAAAATCAGCCAGGCTTGACGCTCCTCACGGGTAAGCTCGACACGTCAAACGTGAACGACCCTGGTCGGACATATTACACAAATCTCCCCTTCTATTTCTACGGAAATCCTGAATTAAGTATTCCAATTGCGGCACTCGACCGACATGATGTGGAACTGTACGTGACTTTTAAAAATTTCACAGATCTTACGCCATATTCGAATATTGCCGCCCTGTCCCAAAATTTTGGCGGTCTTATCACCCAGCCACTCGACGCCACAGTCATCGTAGAGTATGGGTACCTTTCAGAAAATGAAATTAACTGGATGAAAAAGAGTAAATTAGATTATGTAATTACACAGACCCAGGTGTCAACTTATACACTTGATTCAGGTTTTACATCAGGGGTTTTCAATCTTCCATTTATAAATCCGGTCCGTGAATTGTTTTTTGTAATTCAGGCAAATGGTAACGCACCCTATGACTTTACACAGAATGGTCTATTGTCTATGACCCTATCTTTTAACGGTCAGGAATTTTTCAGTCGCCGAGACACCGACGCGCTCTATCTCGGGACGATCGAGCCGTATAAGCACCATATTCACGACCCCGACCGTAATTTCTTCATGTACTCGTTTTCACAAGATCCCAATGATCCGCGGCCTAACGGTCAGGTGAACTTTAGCAGAATTAATCAAAAACTGCTCGAGGTGAACACGTTGTCATCGGGTGTGCCGCGACAACTCAGGGTCTATGCACTCAGCTATAATATAATGAGGGTAGAGAATGGCCTTGCGGGGATCCTCTTCAATTTCTTTTAACCGTTTCTATTAGTAATGGCCGGTAGAGCCAGCCTGGCTTTTCTCGGCCAGGATGATGTCATCCTGGTTGGCAATCCAGAAGTCACTTACTTTATTGAAAAGTATTCGGCAAAAATTCCATACGCGAAGCGCTTGGACCGCCTCACGTTCGACACCAATGTACTTTTTGGTGGCGAACACTCTATCCAAATTCAAAAAAGAGGTGATCTCGTTTCAGCCATATATTTGAAAATCAATTTACCAAGTACAATCACGGACGCTATTCTCGATTCCATCGGAACCCTAATGATAGATCATGTCGAATTGTACTATGGAACCCAACTTATCGAACGCCTTCACGGTGAATACATTGAGATTATCAATGACGTGACGGTACCCCAGGGAAAACAGAGG